CGGGTCAGCGTCGGAAATTGGCGGGCCATCAGACCCCCTTCCCTGAGTGGTACAGCCGAACCACGCGCGAACGTGGCCCGGCGGCGCTGGCCAGCGACGAGCGTATTTCCTCGCGCGCCTTGAGCAGTTCATCGACCGTGCGGTATTCCACGGTACGGTCGGTGTAGCGCACAGTTTTTTCACCGCGAGCAATGGCCGCCTCAACCGCGTCGAGGTGCTTTTTCGTAAATGACATATCAGCGTCTCTTGAGGTAGCCGCTTGTACTGACGCGGCGTGGAGGAACGGCCATAGGCTTGTGGCGTGGAGTAACTGATTGGACAGGAGCAGCAGGCGAGGCGAAGTATGTTTTCGAGACCGGCAAGGCCTCAGGCCTCTCAGTTGACGATGTAGGTACTGCCGGTTCAGCCGGGATCGACTTGTCTTCAAACAGGTGATGCTGCATGAGCGACTGTCGTACCCGATCCCAATCGATCTCGTTATAGCGTCCTAAACCCAAGTATTCAGCCATTGCTCGGGCGTACACCATCAGGTCGAGTGCTTCGTTGCGATCCGCCTTCCCCTTCGTCCATTCAACGCGCCACTCACCTTTAACGAAACGAGCAACCTTGCGCTCGGCTACGCATTGGGCGAAGAAGTCATCAGGTAGATCCTTCGCGAAATGCAAAGCACCCGGCCCAGACACCAAAGCGTACCGGTTATAGATCCAGTCCTTTGCAGTGTCAGTGCCGATCATCCACAGTTCAGCACCGTTCTTTTCGATGTTGCCTCGCCAGTTGACGTCTACACGGGACGGGCGCTGGGCAATGATCGGTTTGCCCCGCCGGCTCTCGCCTTTCACTGCAAAGACGTTTCGCCAACGACGAATGCGGCAGAACTGATAAACCTCGTGCGTGTGGTTACCGCCCGAGTCAATCGCGGTGGCCAGAATGCCCAGTCCGACTCCGCTAGGGTGGCGGTAGCGGGCCTTGAGCTTGTTGTCCAACGTCTCCCATGTTCTGTCGTCGGATGGGTCACCCATGATGACCTGATGGTCAACGACCCAACGCTCCAGCCCGACACCCCAGCCCATTACCATGAACTCAAGACGATTGCCTTGAACGTCCACTGCGGCAGTCAGCATAAGCGCGCCCGTCGGTACGGTGCCGAGCACATAGGTCTCTTGCAGTGCGCGGGCCTGAAGTTCATCAGCCTTTGTCTGTTCTAACGCACTGTCCCAAGGCAGCCCAAGCCTGGTGTTATAGAACACCTGCATGAGTGACTGATTACCTTTTTTCTGCTCGCTCATCGCTGAGTCAAATTCGCGAGCGAGCAGGATCCAGCTAGTCCATCCTAGGGGAGCGTAAAGGGCGTTGAGCTGAAAGCCGATAGTTTCGCCATCGCCGTGTGAGTGAGCACGCCACTCACCCTTTGCCAACATAGTGGCTTTTTCATGCTCATCGATCAGCGCGCCGCAATCAGGCCCATTGCAAAGGTACTGAACTCGGGCATATGACTCGTCCCACTTCAGATGGGACCAGTCAAGAACCTGCATATGTTGGCAGTGCGGGCACGGCACATAAAAGTGCCGCTGATCACTGATGCGGAAAAGATCATCAATGCGCGACGCCCCCTTGAGGGTTGGCGTACTTGAAAAATAGAACTTGGCGTTGCGGCCAAACGTTGAAGCTCGCGCCTCAGCCAGCTTGACCGGATCGCCTTCACTATTCAGATCCATCTCCCAACGATCAATCTCGTCGCCGTAGACGTAGCGCACCGACTTTTCTGCGAGGTTGGAAGACGAGCCGGCGGTCGCAATGAACAACCGGCCACCCTCAAACTGTTTGACTCCGGAGGTGTTAGTGCCCTCCCTTGATCGGGGTTTGACGATGCGTTCGCGCAGTTCAGGAACCACCTCTGCGGCCTGATCAAAACGTGCGGCAATGTCATGTGCCAAACGCTGCGTCGGTTCCAGCAACAGGATGTTCGCCGGCGCCATATGAATACAGCCGCCGATCCAATTCAAAGCAATCTGCGTCTTCATCAACTGCGAGGCGATCATTGTCACCACCCGCTTGCATGGATGCGCCGGTGATAGACATTGCATCGGCTCACGAGCATACGGTGTGCGTGCCGTGCGATAGGGACCGGGTTCAGCACCGCCCTGGCTTTGGGGGATCCGCATGTAACGGTCGGCCCATTCGTCAACCCAAAGCTCAGGCTCAGGCCGCAGTCCGCGAAAGTAACCGCTGCGGTATACCTCAGTGCCATCGGCGTAATTGGCCATGATTAATTCCCCGCGTTTGAAAGCGCACGCTGCAAATCAGCGGAGGACATCCGTTCGGCGTCTTCCAGTGTTCGACGTAGCGCAGCCAACAAGTGTTTTTCCACCATCCATGGATCGGTCATTGCCGCCAATTCCGGAGCGATCTGAGTCGGCATGGTCATCAGCAAATCACGCAGCAGCCGGCCTGTATCGAAGGCAGCTCTGTCGACCACAGCCGACTCAACCAGTACACCTTGATCCTTGTAAAAATCAGCCTCTACGCTGAGGGATGCAAAGTGTTCCTTTCGAGCACGCGCCTTTTGGAAGTCAGGTAGTGCGTCGGCAGCGGAAAAACTCGAGGGCTGCGCAGCCTGCAAAAACGGCGGCGAAGGTTCGGGGATCGTAGTGCTGAAACCGTCTTTGACCTGCCGCTCACGTTCGTGACGGGCGACAACGCCGACCTTGCTAGGGTCTGAAGTTTCTTTGATGAGGGATTCTGTCGCATATACATCGACGCGTTTCCCATCCGGCGCCATCACCAAACGCCCGTTGTCTTTCAGCCAGGTGATGGTGCTGGGCGCCTTTCCAATTCGAGCAGCGAAGGCGCTTTTCGATAGGTAGAGAGGCTCAGTCATAGGTAATTTTTCAGTCCTTTTTCAATGAGATTTCAGTAATTGAAATTTCAGTAACTTTTCAGTGCTCGCAGATACCGAGTTGCGCGGGTTTCCGACCCCGTACCCTATGAATACCCCCAGGGGCCCCGGCGGTTTCAGGCTTGGCCACCGCCATTCGGCGGAACCTCGCACACACCGAGTCGCTTGGCTGCCCAGCGTTCGTACAATCCAATGGCAACATCCGCACCGGCCATTGCCGTGAGACAACCCAAAGCGCCTGCCGTCCAGAGCGACATACCCGCCGCGATCATCAGCATCATGGCCGAGACTCCGCAGACGATGCAGGCCCCGGATCGAAGCGCAAGCCGACGCATCAATGCCCAGCCCCGAGCACCATCCTTGTCTGCTCGCCACATCTCACCGGACACGCCGCCGACTAGAGCCAGGACGATCACTAACCAGATCGGCATTTCTGCCAACGCTTGCTGCTCATTTGTCATGTTGTGCCTCAAGTGAAGGAGCACGCCGAACACAAAAAGGAAAACCCCGCCGGAGGGCAGGGTTTTCAATGTCGCGGCATACGCCAGGACGAAGTGCACAGCACGTGCTCGGTGAAGCGCCAAGGCGCAGAATCCATATCGTGGGGACTTTTTACCCCTTGAGTACGGAACCGAAAAGGGGGCATTTTCGGTTATCCAACTTGACGCAACTTTGACGCAACTTTGAGGAGACTTTGAGGTAAAGCACCCCGACCAACGGTCAGCCACTTACGTGCATCCGTACGCTCGGCCAGCACCTCAAAGAGTCGCACATGAAGTCGGTGCACAAGATCGTAGTAGGTTTGCTTCGCCTTGGAGACGTACCCCAGTTCGTGCATCTGCGCTGCCCATGTCGGTGCAGGGTCAAAGCCATAACGCATAACCGCCAACTGTTGCAGCCTTTCACCCCGACCATCTTGCCGGGCTATCTCGGAAAGGGCGGCGCCAATTTCCTGCGCAACTGCATCTGGTCCCGCACCACCGCCGAGAAGGATCCGAGAACCGGGTGTGCCCCGCGGCGCACAACCGCCCCACTCCATGATCGTCGCCATCGGGCTACCCATGCCTCCGGCTTCACCGCCGTGTCGGCATTGCTCGCCCCAATGTTTCAGCAATAACTCCATCGCCTCAATCATTGCCCTGCCCCCGTAAAACCCAACCCGACACAGAAAATCCGCAACCCGACACAAACCCCACACAGACAAATCCCTTTAAATTCAATGCTTCAATCAAACTTGAGTTGAGTGTGTTGGGTTTGTTGGGTTTATCAGTCTTCGCATAAGAAAAAATTCCTGCCGTTGAATTCGTTGTAAAGAACGTCATGCATGCGCGTGCGCGACACAAAACCCAACACACCCCACACAACACCCGCGAAGGCATGTAATTCGGGCACTTAAATTGTGTGGGGTATTCAAAATCAACCCGACACACACACAACACACCCAACACACTTTTGAAAATAGTCATGCTGCAAGCGCCTTGATGTGATCCCAGCTGTCCACGTGCCAGCCCGCCAGCTTGGCCTTCGCCCGCCAGTTCTCCACCTGCTTGCCCAGCTCTGCCGCCTTGAGTGATGGGGGCGGGGAAGCATCCAGATCCACAGGAAAGAAAAACGCGCCGAAGCGACGGTTGTTCCCGTCAGTCCAAGGTATCGCCCGCGACTTATCTACCTCGGAGCTGATGAACAGAGAGAACTTGGTTTGACTCATCACGTGTTCTTTGTTGCGCTGGCACCATTCGAGAAACAACGAATAGAGGTCGGTCGATAGACACGGCCCCCAAAGCCCATGCCCCAGCTCGCTGTATTTCCACAAATGCAAGAATGTTTGCCAGCCGGCCCGACTCAAGGCCACCAAACGCTCACGTGCTTCGGTCGATGGCGGTCGCGTGCGCTGGTTGAAGTCCCCGAGATCGACCGAGAGTAACCAGCCGTAGAGCGCCGCCACCCCACCCTGCTCCAGTTCACGACCAATCGCCTTTTGCCTTGCGACTGGCAGGGTCTCCATAGGCCACATGACCAGCATTCGTCGATCACTGTCGCTGATTGGCCACGGAAGAATCTCGTTGCTGAGAAACACCGCATTCATATGGTTGGCTTCTTCCCAGCCATTAATGAATTTCGACTCCATCCGCACCGTTTTACCAGTGATCAAGTGCTTGATCTTGCCCACCTGGTTGTAACGTTGATCGCGACTGACCACCTCTTCAAAGACCGACCACAATTTGCGGCTTTGCCACGCGTTGAAACTGCTTTCTAACTGCGTCTGACCAACAGTCGCCGCGTATTGGCCGTAAAGCATGCCGAGCGCGTCTGCGAACAAAAGGCTCTTGCCCGAACCTTCCATGATCGAATGCATCAACACAGCGGTATCCATCTTGGCGCCCAAGTGCTGCAGCGGATACGCCAGCCAGCGAGTTAACCAGTCGGTTGCCGCCCCATCATGATTACAAAGAAATGAGATCAGCCAACGCAGATTGGAACACGCTGCATCATCCCTGACTGGCTCAAGCGGCAACCCGTCAAAGGTATTTATGTACACCGCAGGATCCTTCGTCATGGTCGGATCAAACACGATGTGCTCAACATCGACGGTGCGGCGCTCACTGCTGTTTAACCACAACGGATAGGTGTCCCCCAGAGCCATCTTCACCGCGCCCTCGGCTATGCGCCGTTTCTTTTCGCGATCCCAAACGTCTTTGGTGCCATCGATGTAAACGTAGCGATCGGTTGGAGACATCCCGAATGCGCCGCCTTTCTTCCCAGCCATACGGCGCGCCTGTTCAATGTCCCGAACATGGTCGTCTGAAATCAGCCTCTTTCCGGTATCGTCCAACCAAGCTTTGGCTAGAGGCTTGCCCACGCGAGCTTCGAAGGCGGACTTCTTCATTACCTTCGATTGGTCGCAATCCCACACATGAGTGGTGCCCTCAACGAGCGCAAAACGACGAAGTATGTGATCCAGCGTTATCACCTCCCCCGCCCCCCCATTTGGAGCAGGAGCGACCTCACTGGACAGACATGTGTCGTTGGAGATCGGCCCGCTCAATTCACCGGATGGGGTCGGGGGAAGATCATTCGTATCTGGTCGGGCAGCGTGCTGCATGCCCAACATTCGCGCAGCATCCTTCACAGCCTTCGACTGGTCGCCGCCGTGCTCGAGTAAGCAGAAAACTTCAAAGGCGTCGTTCTGATGTCCGTTCGCGAGAGGGTCAGCACCGTGGTGCGAGTAAACCTTGCCCTCACTGATCGTTACCCCTGGCAGACTGGTGCTGCTTTGAGGGTACAGCCATTTATTGCCTCGCTTGGTGTACCCATGGGCGCGAAGAAGCTCCGCAACATCGTGACAACGGTTGAATTCATCAATCACCGAGGGCCGTTTGCCGCCATCGAGTGCAGGACGCTTTGGGGCTTTGACCGGTGGCTTCGGTGGTGCAACCGCCCATGGGCAAGCAGCTTCAGCATCTCGCTTAAAAAACTCCCAATTCTGCCAAATGGTAAGCAACTCGTGGGTCAGTGTCGGCAACCCCGCAGTAGCACTTGGTGCGGTTTTCCAGATATAGGGTTTGCCGGTTCCGGGATGAATCGAGGGTGGGAATACGTCTTGCACCAATCCCGCACGTAATTCAAAGACCGTGAAGCGTTTGAACGGCTCGGCTTCGGCTCGTGCAGCAGCTTCTCCTGCTATATCACCCTGTTCTTTCGCGGCCTTGGCCTTGTCCATCAACCCTTTGAAAATCGTACCGTCAGGGTCTTTTTCATTCGGCCATGAAAGTGAGTGACGCGTGAGTTCGACGCCTTCCGGCACTTTGAACACCACCCGGAATCGCAGCGGATTCCCGACAATGGTTGGGAACACCACTGCCATCGCATCAAGATCAAGGCCCAACAGTTCATACAGAACGTGTCGCGTCCATTGAACGTCATCAACATCCAATGAACAAACGCGGCTCGGCCCCAGCACGACGCCAAGGTTGTGATTTGGGTTTCGTTGCCAGAACGCCTCGGCCGTGTCGGCGTCGGTGATATAGCCTCCGGGCTTATTCCACCCTAGGCCTTTCGGAGCCTTTTCACTTGGATCAATCGATACGAGTGCCAAGTCAAAAGTACTGATGTAACGCTTTGCCCATGTAGCGATGGCTGTTCCGTTGCCCGATTTACTCATCGCCGGGCCTCCCGCAACTCCTGACAAGAAACGCAGGTCTCGCAACCTTCAACCTTCTGCTGTCGAAGCAACGGGATTGGTTCGTCGCAGTCGTCGCAGAACTGCGCGCTAACGCGGCTCGATGGCATGCGGCGACTGCGATGAATAGCAACATCAAGCAGGTACTGCGCCTGCTCGTTTGCACGGTCGATATCATCAGCCATTGATGCGATCCTCCATTGCCTGACGAGCACCCGCCATGATGCCTAGGACTTCGCGGATCACATCCATACCATGCTTTTCGAGGTCTCTCACTTCGTGAAGCTCCCAGACGTTATCGGCGGCGCCGTCATGCATTGCTGCCACGAACTCCCCCGTCTCGCCGAGCAGCTTACCTACAGCTTTCAACGCATCGCGTGTTGCCGGAACTGGCACCGGTCGGTACCAAACCGCGCCCGCTGGACGCACCAATGCATCGAGCAAGCGTGGGTCACCGGTCAGCCTGATAACTTCCTCAAGCTCATCCGGGTTCAGCCAGCGACGCTCCTCATCAAGCTTAAGTTTTTTTTGAAGGGTGTCGTTGTCCAACACCATGTCAAAGGCAAGGGCGGTTATTCCGCCCTTGTAGTCACGACCAGCGCGATAAATCGCCTGGCGTAGTGGAAGCACCGGCCCCGCGTCCGGCAATAGATCTGTACGACTCATAAACCGTAAATCCCCTATTTACGGTGTAGCCATAGCTCAGGGTAAACCCTATCCTACGACCACGACCGATGTGCATATGCTGTGTATCGTCGTAGCTGGGCTGGGGGATTCTTTGGTGAGAGGCCCCAGCTCAGCACCTTTTAAGCGGCCGACTTAATATCACCCGCTTCTTTCTCTTGGGTGTATAGGCATTCG